AAAGGGTAAAAGTGAATATGTTCCAACTGATGTTCATTGGAGTGAAGTTCCTGGTAGAGATGAAGCATGGAAAGAATCAACAATCGCAAACACATCAGAGCAACAGTTTAAGATTGAGTTTGAATGTGAGTTCTTAGGATCTGTTAATACACTTATTAATGCAGCAAAACTTAAAAATCTAGTTTTTGAAGACCCAATAAACAGAAATGCTGGATTGGATGTATATGAACAACCTATACCAGAACATAATTATATGATCACAGTAGACGTTGCTCGTGGATTGGGTAATGACTACTCTGCTTTTATTGTTTTTGATATTACAAATTTTCCATATAGGGTAGTAGCAAAATATAGGAATAATGAAATAAAACCTATGCTCTTTCCTAATATTATACATGATGTGGCAAAGGGTTATAATGAATCATTCATCTTAGTAGAAGTAAATGATATAGGAGATCAGGTTGCAAGTATTCTTCAATATGATTTAGAGTACGATAATCTTCTTATGGCATCCATGAGAGGAAGAAATGGGCAGATTGTTGGACAAGGATTTTCTGGTAAGAAATGTCAGTTAGGTGTAAGAACAACAGCAGCAGTTAAGAAGTTGGGTTGTTCTAACTTGAAGACTATGCTTGAGGATGATAAGATATTGGTTAGTGATTATGATATCATATCAGAATTAACTACTTTTGCTCAAAAGCATAATTCATTTGAGGCAGAGGAAGGTTGTAATGATGACCTTGCTATGTGTCTTGTTATATTTGCTTGGGTAGTAGCACAAGATTATTTTAAAGAAATGACGGACAATGATGTTCGTAAAAGGATATATGAAGAACAAAAGAATCAGATAGAACAGGATATGGCTCCGTTTGGTTTTGTTGCTGATGGTTTAGATGATACTACATTTGTTGACAATGAAGGAGATGTGTGGCATACTGATGAGTACGGAGATAGATCATACATGTGGGATTATAGGTAATGAATCTAGATGATTTTGTTTATGTTAAAGATAATGTTTTAAGTAAAAATATATGTAAAGATATTATTAATAGATATGAAGAGGATAATAGAAAACAACATGGAATGGTTGGAATAGGATCTGATAAAAAAGTAGTAGATTCTAATTTGAAGACTTCTATAGATCTATTAATCAGTGAACATGAGGAATGGAAAGATATTGATGATATGCTGTGCTATACAGTTACAGATATGATTCAAGATTATATTGATCATTCTTATAAGTTTTTTAATAAATTAAGTCCAAGACCAAGTCCATTTCATGGTGTTGGTTTTACAGATAGTGGATATAATGTAAAAGGATATAATCCAGGTGGATATTTTCATTGGCATGATGATTTTGCTATCTCGGAAACAGGTAATGTGAGAATGATAGCAATGTTAATTTATTTGAATGATATTGGTATTGGTGGAGGTGGATATACAGAGTTTATTAGTGGTAAAAAAGTTAGACCATCTGCTGGAAGAGTGCTTATGTTTCCAGCTACTTGGAATTTTATACACCGTGGTGTTTCACCTAAGAAAAATAAAAAATATATTATTTCGACTTACTTGTACCAATAGATGGATTTTGAAGATCAATTAGAATTAGATCATTTACTTCTAAAAGAAAGAAAATGTAGAAGTTGTGGAAAAGTAAAAGATTTGATGGCCGATTTTTATTTAACTCGTAAGGATAGAACATACCCATCAGCATATTCTTATGAATGTAAGGTATGTACTATAAAAAGAATAAAGAATAATAGGAAGAATAATAATCGTTATATTGATTGGTCTTACCCCGATTGGTAATGTTCATGTATGGTTTCCCCAATAGAAACATACTAAACCATAAATAATTTCAGCAATAATCTGAGACTCGGAGAGTAATAAGATGCCACTAAATTTAGCATCTCCTGGTATTGTAATAAGAGAGGTTGATTTAACAATCGGACGAGTGGATCCTACGAGTGGATCGACAGGAGCACTTGTCGCCCCATTTGAAAAGGGACCTGTTGGAGACCCACAATTGATTGAAAGTGAGGATGATCTTCTCCAAACTTTTGGTAAACCATATTCAGTTGATAAGCATTACGAGCATTGGCTAGTAGCTTCATCATACTTGGCATATGGAGGAACTCTGAGTGTCGTTAGAGCAGATGACCAACTACTAAGAAATGGTAGAGTTGGTGCTGCAACTAGTATTAAAATAAAGGGAAGAGAGCATTATCAACAACTTGGATACGATGAGAATCCAATAACAGGAATAACATTTGCTGCGAATACACCAGGTACTTGGGGTAATTCACTTAAAGTAGCAATGATAGATGGTAGAGCAGATCAAGTTCTACAAGGAATTCAAATTTCCGATGGTACATCAACGGTTGCCGTTGGTATGGGTGTAACTGTAGCAGTACCACATGGTTTGATCTCTTATACATCAAATATTCAAACTGGAGAAACTGGCATTCTTGATGGAATGTATACTGGAGTTGTTTCTGAGATAGTAGCAACTGATGCTGCTACAGGAATTGGTTCAGTAGCAGTAAAACTAGTAAATCATGTTTCTGCTGGTGGAACAATATCTCCAGTAGATTATCAACAGAATGGTACTTACGCATTCCCACAACCAACAGCCGCTATTATAGCAGCACACTCTGGAAAGGTTGCTATTCATACTGCTGGACAAGCAGATGCTTGGACTACCCAACAGTATACAGGTGAGTATGATTGGTTTGAATCTCAAAAGATTCAGTTATCTGTTGGATCGTATGATTGGAGTCAGGTAGCTAACAAACCTGGTACATCATCATATGTTGCTGGAAGAGGTGGTAGATTCGATGAAGTTCATGTTGTCGTTATTGACGATGAAGGAGTTATCACAGGAAATGCTGGAACTATTCTAGAGAAGCATTTAGCTCTTTCTAAGGCAACAGATGCTGAATATTCAGTAGGAAGTAGTTCATTCTGGAGAAAGTACATAGAAGTTAATTCTAAGTATATCTTCGCTGGACAGATGCCTGTTGGAATTGCCACAGTTTCATTCAGTGAAAACGGTGCTACAGTTTATGAGCAAGATAGTGATAATGGTTGGAATCAACCAGCACAAGGTGTTAACTTCTCAGGTATCGGTAATGTTGGTTACGGATTAACTGGAGGTACTTTATACAGTGGTAAAGAAGATACTGCTGTAAAGAAAGCAGTTAATACTGAAGGTGCTTTTAATTGTGGATTAGACGATATCATTAGTGGATATACACTATTTGATAACGCAGAAGAAACTGATGTTGATTTCATTCTAATGGGATCAGCAGACTATACATTAGATAAGGCAAGAGCACTTGGTCAAAAAGTAATTGCTGTTGCTGAAGGAAGACAGGATTGTGTAGCATTTGTTTCTCCATATAGAGGAGCATTCTTAAATGAAACTAGTGATGGAACCGCAACAACTGTTAATAGTATTGATGATATAACTGAAAATGTAGTTAAATACTACTCACCAGTTACATCATCAACTTATGGAGTTCTTGATAGTGGTTACAAGTACATGTATGACCGCTTCAATAACACATTTAGATATGTTCCATTAAATGGTGATATTGCTGGAACATGTGCTAGAACAAGCCTTGAGCAGTTCCCTTGGTTCTCACCTGCGGGTACAGCAAGAGGTGCTATTCTTAACGCAGTGAAACTTGTTTACAACCCAGGTAAAAAACAACGTGATATTCTGTACTCAAACAGAATCAATCCAGTAATCAATTCTCCTGGAGCAGGAATTATCTTATTCGGTGATAAAACCGCATTTGGCAAATCCTCGGCATTTGATCGCATTAACGTTCGTAGATTGTTTATCTACCTTGAAGATGCTATCGCAGCCGCTGCTAAGGATCAACTATTTGAGTTCAACGATGAACTTACAAGGACAAACTTTGTAAATATAGTTGAACCATTCTTAAGGGATGTTCAAGCGAAGAGAGGTATCTTCGACTTCGTAGTTATTTGTGA